TAACGCTGTTTCAGTTTCCGCTTTGATTAACATTTCGACTAAAGCAATAGTTTCAGCACTATTGACTGCCTCTTTTGCAGTTTCGTATTGTTCAGAAGACAAATTGTTTTTCATGTATGTTTCAACATGTTTAATTCGTTTGTCTGCGTTAGGGCCAAGTTTTTGTAGTTCTTGAGTTTGACTAACTTCTTCGGCTACAGAACTTTGAGTAGCTAGTAATTCCCATGCCTCACCAAAAGCATCGGCACTCATGTTGGTTTTTGTAGCAAATGCTTCTAATTCTTGATACAAAGCATCATCAGTTTGTATACCTTCCGGAGTTTCATAACCATCTTTAGGACTACCTGCAAATGACCCAAACTTTTTTTCTAACTCTGAATAACCTTTAGCTTGATCTGCTACACTTTTATATCTTTCGTGTAACCATTCAGGCTTTTCACCTACTCCTTTGATACCATCACTTAAATAATATTCATTTTCGTTTAACGTAGGTTCAGCACTGTCTAACAGAGTGCCGCTTGTTTCACCAACTGGTGTTTCTGCGATCTGTTCAACTTCTTCTGACATAATTTATTCCTATAATATTTCAGCTAATTTCATTTGATTAATTATAAATTTAATCGAACCTGCCTCTCCATTATGATAAGCGGCTTCATAATTAATGTTTGACGAACCAAATTCAGTGTCATTTTCGTAGACAAATCGTCTGATCAGATCAGCTAAGATACGCTCTCCGTCTTCCGTTGTAAAGACTCTGTGATAAGACTTGGCTAAATCAGATTGCGCCTGTTTTTTAATATCAGACGCTTTTTTAGCTTTTAAAGGATCGTGGCTTCCCTGCAGTTCATTCCAACTCATTGTGGTGCCATTGGATTTTGCTGTTGTTGCATTCCTTGTTGCGCGGCTTGCGCCCCTGCTTGAATAACTGCTTCTTTTTCTGCTTGCGATCTTACAAGTTCAGCAGGCATTCCTGTTTTTCCTGCCACCCAAGTACCAAAGTCTTCAAGTTTAAACGCCATTTTAGCTTGGTCTGGCCCTGCATTTTGCAAAACAAATTGAACAGCTTGTTGTGCGTTAACAACATCCTCGCCATCTTGTGCGCGTGCTAGGGGAGACAAAAATTTAACATCAATTTCTACACCGTCTAGCTTTATAGGTTGCAACAATCCCTTTCTTGTCAAAATATGTGACACTCTTTTTAAGATTGGAACTAAAACCTCTGTCTGTAGCCTGCCAAACGCAGAGCCAATTCGTTTTGCTAACTCTCTTGATTCAATTGCAACTTCTGTAGCAGAACGTACTGCTCCTGAAGGGTCTCTTAAATCGTTAAACATGGCACGTTTAATTGCAGTTGTTAAATCTTCTACTTGAAATTGCGTTAATTGCAAATCAGTACGAGTATCTAGCCGCTGAATTGATGGGTTAGAAGTGTTGTTAGAACCAACTGGAATAACAACTCCCGGACTTATAGTAATATTGTATGGATTAGTTACGCCATCGTCAGTAGCAGTGTACATTCCGGAGATACCCATAGCCGCAGACATAAGAGAATATTCTTTAATCTTATTAAGGGACTTAACGTTGGGTAAAGCTAGGGTTGCAGGACCGCGACCTCTAATTTCGCCAGACACTTTACTGTATCTTCCTGTTACCCAAGGGCTTGAATCGCCAAAATCTTGATCCCAACTTATGCGATCTTCACCTTCAACCCAAACACAACCGTAATATGTTTTAGATCTAGGCATAAACACAACGCCTTCGGACAAAGTAATGCTAGCATCTGGTTGTTCTTTAATTAAATTAGCTACATTATTGGAAGGTCTAAACCCTTTCCACATCCTTTTAACGTTTCTAGCTTTAACTTCAAACCTGCGCCAGTGAGTTTCAATATTTCCAAACGGTCCTTCTTCAAACGCTAAACCTTTTTGTGGTATTGCATTAAAAATTATAGGATTATCAAAATCATCTGTTTCGTCAATACGCAAAGTGCCTGTTCCGATTAACAAATCTAGCGCATGTTCATAAAATTGTGTAGCAAAATTAGATCGGTTAATGTAATCAAAGACGATGCTAGCTTGTTCTTCTAAATTGTTTCTAACATCTGTTTCACTTACATCAAAATTACCAGTGTTAAGCTGATTAATAACGCCATTGCTAGGAGCAAATGTGGCCCAGTTAGCCCAGATAGGAGCAATATTTTCTTGTAACTTGCTTGCGCCTTGTTGAATAGCTTCGAGAGCGGTGGAGTCATATATGCGATCCATTTTTTTAGCACCCGCTTGATATCCCCCATACAGGTTTCTATTCGGTAAAAAATACTCATAACAATCCTCTAATAATTCTCGCCAATTGGCAGTTGATTCAAACGCAACACGTTCTCTGTTTTGTAGATCTTGCAATGATCCTAATTCTTTAGGCAATTTCATTATTATTTCCTGTTGGTTGTTCCCATTCCATTTCCACCAAATGGATTGCCTCCAAAGCTTCCTGCTCCAGTATATGCGCCTCCTCCCCTACGACCCGCAGTATAACCACTACTATTTCCGCTAGAACTTCCACTTGCAGATGATCCAGTTGCAGTACTTGCTGAAGCTAAAAGAGAAGACGATCCTAATCGACCTCGCGCTACAGCTTTAAGTCTACGCTCGTTTTTCCCAGTTTCTTCGTCAAGCGCACGCTGTTGTCTAGCTACTGAAGCTATTTCTTGCTGTGTTGGCTCTGGAACTTTAGGTCGTTTGAATAATCCGCTCATTTTAGAGTCCTTAAATATTTTAATAATTGATATGGCGTAAAAATAAAAGGTTTCTTAATGCCTAATATTGCCTTAATGTGACCCACGCAAGTATTTAACATAAAAAGATAGCCCTTCCGCTTTACCGGATTGAAACTTTCTATTGCATAGATATTGTCGATTATACTCTTTTCTTCTTTAATCGTAAATAAATCAAAGGACTTTGCCCCTTTTCCGTAAATAATGTACGAATTTCCTGCGGGTTTTACTAAAAAACAGTGCCGACACCCTCGTTTTAAGAAAAAAGACCACCACCTACCATCATCTTTTTCAAAAACTACATATAATTTAGAATACATTGATATCAACTTTTGCTTTATGGGGTTTGTCAAAATAACCTGCTCTACTTAATGCGCTTCTTCCTTCTCCTTCACCCTGCAATGCATACTCTAAAGCTTCAACTGGGTGAGAATATTCGTTCTTATCTGGTTCGTCAGTGTACCTATCTCCCGATACCTGAACTCTTCGATAGCAAAAACCGCCTTGTAACCCTTTGCGAATCATAGATGCTTTAGGCAATACAATAAATCTAGGCTTTCCGTCCATACACATTTCTTTCATTGGCACTTCTAACGCGGCCCTGCGCTTCATTGGGTCGTTACTTCTGGTAGGACTGCATGGAACGCCTGCCGCACGCATAATTTGGAACGGAGTTTCAGAATTAGCTTGGTTTCTGTTGCTTCCGGACGGATCTCCCCAACCTTTAAACGAGTAATGAGGATAATGTTGTTCAATATATTTCTTTAAAGTAGGCGCAAAGTCTATTGCTCCTGAATCGGAATCTACCAATTCATCAAAGCATACCCATCTTCCAATAGGCGTTCGCTGTAAAAATGCACAAGCAGGCGTGCGTCCAAAATCAAAACCAAGCACGATGGGGGCAGACTTATCAGGCACAAAATCCATATGTTGACAGTGAACAGAATCAGTATACATAGGATGCACTGGCTTACCATTCGACACAAAACCGTATTCATTCCCTAAGTTAACCTTAATCCAATCGTTTGTTTTGCCTGACAGCCCCCTTGAGTAATAATCTACTGGTAAGTTTGCTAGGTTTTCTGCTTTTTTATTTACTAACCACGTTTCGCCATCTTTATAAACGCCACCCGCTTGCCTATAAAACGCCCATCCTTCTGGTCTTTCTATTTCCGCAAGCTTAAAATACCAATGGTCTTCGTCTGGTGCGTTGCTGTCCCCAAGTATTCCGTGGTGCGTAGGGGTAGCACCTTCTTTATTTGATGGGTAACGACCATGACGCAAATCAAGCATATCAAGCACAGCTTTACTATGTTCTTTCGTTTCATTAAGCCAAACCCACGTTGTCTGTATTCCCCTTGCTTTTTTAACGTGTTCAGGCCGGTCAAAAGCAATAAATACAACATCGCAATGTACACTAGTACCATCTTCTAATTTAAACCTTATAAAATGCGTAGGAGGTTCTTTGTTACCTTGCTTGAAATCGCCTAATTCTCCATGTATTTCTAGCCAATCTTTAATGGTTGTAGAAAATAATTCGGAATAAGTGTTTCGTGCCGCAATTACCCTAGACAATCGGACGTTATAATTCTTATGATCTTTTTGTTTTACAGGTTCTTGCTCACACATTAGGTCAAACAATTTTAAAATGCATTGCACAGTCTTGCCAGATCCTAACGGCCCCATTATAAATGAGTTTCTTGCACGACAATCAGCAAAATCTTGTAGCACTTGACCCTGTGCCATCAGGCTATATTCTATTTGCATGAGTCCCACTTAATTTTATCGTAGTTTGATGCGTAAGCTTCGCGGGTTCTCTTGTCAGATTTTCTAGCATGATCCCCTTTTCCACCGTTTTTTTCAGGGAAATGCCTGTCTCTTGTTTCTTTGTCTAAGGTTTTTAACAGATCTTGCGCCACAATTAACTCCTACAAATGCAAGGCTCCTCCAAACAATCGCAGTAGCTAATCATTCTTTGGGACACTAAATAAAGGACTTCCTTCATAGCATACTGGTCTTTATCCATTAATGCCATTGCAAACTCTTCAATTAACTCTTGGTCTATTTCGTTTATAACTTCGTCCGTGTCAATCTTTATCATAGGGGCTGACTCCTAGCCAATCATCAAGGATCATACGTTTTGCTAACTCAATATAAAACAATCCTCTTTCGTCATCTAACGAACTCCCTACCTCTACGCCATGCTCACCTATACTTATTAAAATAAACTCCTTAGAACGCTTTATATGAGCTTCTATGATGTCTTCTTTGTCTGGTCTTAGCTTAATAACATTTTTCATTCTAATTCAATTTTTTTTCGAGTGAGTGATAATGATACAGATCACATCGACTCTCGGGAGGGGGGTAGCCACTTATCCACAGGTTGCTAACACCTTTTCCACAGGTTTACCCACAAGTTATACACTGTGCTGTCCACAGGTTTATGCACAGGTTATGCACTGGATGAATCATACCGCTTTCTTTGTATGGATACAGTTAACCCCTGCTCCCCTGTTTGCTCTATAGACTTGAGCGATGGTGTCAGGTACTTAGCTACTCTATCTAATGCTTGCACTGCCGCTGTATGGTCCTCCACTTCGCCAGACTCTTTAGCTATTGCCTGTATATCTATAGCACTGCAGGCCATGCTAAACACCACATCAAAGTCCTCTCCATAGATTGCCTTTAGGCGTGCGTTTAAAGCTTTCTCTAGAGCTTTTTTAGGTTTATTAGGTGAACCTTTAGGTCTGCCCATGTTTTTTAATCCTAAGTGATTGTTTTTGTTACAGGTTAATATTGTTGAGATGTGGTGATTATATCATAAAAGGGGGTTTTGTGACCATAAAGGGATTATTAGTCGTGTTTAGTTCTAGGGGATACTCTCTCTATGGATATAATAAGACTTCATTAAGCAAGACAAGACCGCAACGGTAACCACTAAAGGAAATATTATGTCTACATTCTTAAACACTTTTAGACCTTTACAAGAGCAAGTAAAGCAAACTGAATTAGCCTATGACATAGCCACTCAAGACTTGATAAATTATAACGGTTCAAGTTTTGAAGATTGCGAGGCCTTAACCGCGATAGCTATTAACACTTACCACACATGGAAAGCTAGTTTAAAAGCATTTGACGAGGCTTATTACGCCCTACCTAAAAATTAATCCAACCATAACGACTTAGAGGTCACACAATGAAAGACGCAAAAATAGAAGCAATCGTTAAAGAGATTACCGACAAAGTAATCGCCAACCTTGAGAACCTACCAAAAGACGCTAAATGGTCTAAGCCGTGGAGTTCTAATGGTGTAGCATTTGGGGCGCATCATAACCCCATCACTGGGACCGTATACAGCGGGTTTAACTGGTTCATCACCAATTTTAGTGGTTATGACTGCAACCAGTGGGTCACTTTTAACCAGTTAGTAACCAAATTCGGTAGAGATGCGGCCTGTAAATATGTCAAGGGCAATAAAACCACCGGAATTATCCATTTTAAAATGCTCAAAGATTCCCGCGATGCTACAGGGGCCACTCTCTATCCTAAAATGTCTCAATATCGCGTATTTAATGTCGAGCAGTTAAACGACTTTGATGCCTCAGTTTTTGGCCCCAAATCATCCGTTACCGATGCCCCAATTATACCAGAAAATGGCGTTAATTGCATGGCTAATCAGCTAGGTGTTGACCTTAAATACACTGGTAACAGGGCGTGTTTTATACCCTCGCAAGATCAAATTCACATGCCTACAGTTGAATCTTTTATTGATGGTGGTACTGGACGCGATCACCACGACTCGACTTTGTTACATGAAATAACCCACTGGACCGGCCACAAATCGAGATTAAACCGTAACCTTAAAAATGGGTTTGGGTCTAAGGATTACGCGTTCGAGGAACTTGTCGCGGAACTTGGGTCAGCAATGGCCGGATCAATTATGGGCCTGCCATATGAGGGGCTACAGCATGATGAATATATACAGAATTGGATTGAAGTCTTGCAGGGGGATCCTAGCGCATTGTATGAGGCTAGCAAGCTTGCGAATAAAGCTGTTCGATATATGGTCGAGAATAGCAAGGAAGCGTCAGAGATGGGCAGTAAGGCCGCTTAAAGTCCAACGCGTAGCCTATCCGCGATGGGTAGGTTATTCGATGCACTTTGGCATCATAACTAGAGGATAAAATCATGATTAAATTACATACTGATACTTGCGCTGAAATCGCGGATCTAATTAATACTATTGACGTTGCAATTATTTGCGCAAAATCCAACGATAGCAAAAAGGATGAGCCGGATTGTATTTTAGATTTCAGGGAGATTCACGGTAACTGGAGTTTTTGGTGGCACGAACGGGCTAAAGCCGTTATTTTATTGTATGACAATTACGGCATTAAATTGCCTGCTTACAATCGTGCCTGCGAGATCGTTAAAGATCCTATGTATTCCAATGCGGTGTTAACTTTAGAGCAAGATAAAAGACTAGAGGTAGCATAATGGATTACTTTGAATTGATTAATTTATTGTCAGATTCCACCCTTGAAATTATCAAGCTTGACCTTGACCGACAATATCAAGATCTACTGAGTAACATTGAAGATAAGGAATCAACAATCGAGGCTCACCGTAACAGTGGTGAGCCTTGGACGGTTTCTATCGCTGAAATGGAATCATTAGTCCGTGTTCATTGGTTTCAGTTAGAAAGCATAGCGCGGCATGTTGATCGCATTGAAGAAAGCCAACTAAAAAGGGGTTTAGTATGAGTACTCAAAATCAAAGACTATTAGCGTATCTTGATAAAGGATATTCCATTACAAGGATTAACAGTTTTAAGGAACTGGGGATTTTTGAACTGTCAGCGCGTATCTGCGAACTTAAAAAAGACGGGCATAACATTAAGATTGAGCGGATCAAAGGGCTAAACCAATTCGGGGAGAAAATAAATTATTGTAAATATTCCCTAATCAAGCCAGTGGATTCAAGCCCATATCAACATAATCGGGGCTACACTCTTTAATCCTGCCAAGCCCTCAGAGATGGGGGCTTTTTTATTTTCCTTGATATTTTTTTCTTAAGTAATTTATTGACACGGGCATTTCGTCAAACCCTCCGTTCCGGACTTCGTTTAACATCCAGATTCCCCGCCATGATCCGTTAGTTTGAGGCGTTAAATAATCTTCGTCATGTTGATAATATATTCCAGAAAACAAACCTGTTAAATTTACCCCAT